GTGATGATGGGCGTGGATTATCAAATGCCATGTTAATTCCTTATTAATAAATTAACTGACAGTTTATTACAGTGTGGGGAGGTAATCAAAAGACACAAAAAAGCACCCGCTAAGGTGCTTGGTTGCTCTACTCATTCGCCTGTTGCGTAGATACAACAATGAAAGGATACCCGATTCAATCACAGTCGCATGTGATTAGCAGAAATCGGCCTTGGCTTTGCATACGAAGATAGCAAGAGGTTAGGTTTTGCAAGACCTAAAGCAATGAGGAGTCTTTATCTGCATCCAGTGCGCGGATAATGCGCCATCGCTACTCTATCTATTTCGCTTTACGCATTACACGCTGCCATCACCCGCATGGGGCTTATATTGTTTGGTGGGCCTAGTCGGACTTGAACCGATCTATCTCCCGCTTATGAGGCGGGTACTTTTACCAATTAAGTTATAGGCCCGTTAAATAGTTAGAAGCACTCCAAGGCCACTACACGATGTGTCACTTTATAAATAAAGTGGTGAGTGCTTCTTTTTAAATGTACTCAGGTTATGCCGTTCTCTCGATTGGTTAGTTCAAAAATACACTTAAAAAACACCCTTGGCTTAGGGTCACTTGTCGGTTATTTACGTTTACGAATATTGTTGCGTTTTTTAGCTGCGCGCTTTAATGATGCTGCGCCTGTGCGGTTAGTTGAGCTTTTGCCTGATTTGCCGCGTGAGTGTGGCGTCATACTTGTTAATTTGTCGCGCGTTAATCCTGCTGGGGTTGGTACGTTACCAGCTAACATTCCAGCGATTGCCATCATAGTCAATGATTTTTTCATAATATTTAATTCCTGTAAGTAAGTTAAAAGAGTTTGCTCGCGTGTGCGAGTCGCCTTGTCATACACCCTAACCAATGAGCGCCGGAGATTAATCACCTTCCTTATTTTTTACGTAAGAGAGATTACTATTTTGCTACAACTCTCACATTAACTCATTTAAGGTTGCCGTTTGTAGCCTAGAGATAGTCTTTCCTATCAGTCACAAACAAGTTAACGTGATGATGATTACGCTGGTAACGGAAAGCCCGAATTTTTACACGTCTTTATTGACGGCGGTAGTTATCTTTTTAGAGTGTATAAAACCTGCAAAATGTCACTCTCTAAATATACTTATCTAAATACACTTAGAGAGTGGTTGTAGTTTTACTTGTTTTCGCAAGATTCGATTTACATTGTCGCTTTCAATGGATGTTTTAGGCCTCTCTTGGCTCTTATAAGTTTTTTACAAGGTTGACTAATCACATTTTCCTTGTATGACCTTAGCCATAATTACGTGATTGATGTCGCTCAAGCCGAAGCGTCCAATACTCTCTGATTGGTGAGAAGTTTATTCCTTCAGTTTCTCTCTGAGCCATGCAATTATTTGAAGCCTGTCGCATGAAATTTACGGCTATTTGATTTGCTGTTTACTCAGCCAAATTTCTAAAGTGTAGAATATTGGTAACGCAAGATATGCCATGTTAACGACTTGGCGTGTCGCTTGTCGGGTTTCTACCTGCTAGGTAGGATTTAAATATAATCCCAATAGTTTACAGTGTCAACTATTATTTATTGTTTTTTCTTGTTGCCCATCAAAGTGAATATCTTCTCAAGCCCTCTTGAGCCAAAGTAAAAGCCATAAATAAGCATTAGCAATCCAGTGAATAAGCCTATCCAGCTATCTAATATATCTTTGTTAATACCCTCAACAAATAATGTAAAGTAAGCCAATATAACAACTGACACGGTTAAAAATATTAGAGAAAGCGGGCGAATGTTTTTAGATAGCCATGAGTCTGACACCATGTCAGTTTTATGGCGCTCTGTAACAGCTTGCTCTTGTGCTTCAATGTGCCTGTTTGCCTCTGCTTTTTCTGCGTTAGCTATCTCTTTCAGTGCGTTTTTTAGTGCCAATCGCTCCTCATCAGAAGTGACTAGGCTATCAATAGCCCCGCCTACCTTCTCAACAACAGCACCAACGGACGATGAAAATAATTCTGTTATCCATGACATATTAATACGTCCACATCATTATTTGACCAACTGGCAATTCCTCACGAAACCCCCAATGCACAAAGCTCTTACCAACACCAATAGCATTAAATCTGCACTCAATACCTACTTGCACAAGCTCACCGCGTTCAAGGCCACCATTACAGCCAATATCTACCCCTTGGCGTTTCTGGTGGTCTGCTGGCTTATCTCTATGCAATTCATCAGGATGATTAGGGCAACGCCCACCACTGCGCACTGTTAGCGAGCGCTTTACCTTATAGCGTGCCGATTGCGTTCGGTTTAGTGTGTCTTGGCTCACACTTCGCTTATCGCAATCAGGATGGCCACAGGTACACAACAATTTCGGGTCGGTTATTGGGTTAAAGTTTTTTGTTTGTATCATACTAAAGGTCTCCCTGTAACAAGATGAACAATAATCATGATTATTGGTAGGTGGAATATAGCTACAAATAACAACGCATTGCTTAGTTTCATTTAATCTTCCTCATATTCATTAGAATTATCTAACCACTTATCTAGATCATCAGCCGAACCATAAAACACGCACAGCCCGTTATGCATAGCATTCCATGTATGGGTCGATGTGTCGTAGATTACGGTTACTTGTTTCATTTAAGCCAAAGACCCCCAGAAACTACGAGCTTTAACTACCCACTCGTAACTCTCAATTAATGTCATAGTGGTTTTCTTTGCTTTCTCTTTTGATTTTTGAATCTCCCAATTGCTCATATTGTGAACGTCAACTAGGTTAGCTAACACGGCTCTTATGCGAAATAAATCTTTGTATTTCATGATAACCGCTCCCGTTTCAGCCTACACGACCCGCACTTACATTTCATGTCTGAAACTTCTATACCTCCGATTATAGGCATAGTTAAAAAGTTAAATATAACCATAAAAAATCGCTTAATCATTTACTACCCTTAATTAATTACTAGGAAACCATTCACTTTTCTGAACGGTCATTCTATCAATCATTTTCTGCTGCAATATCTCGCCTGTCAACTTACTAACCAAGACGTCGAGTGTTGAGCATAAGCAGTTGATGGAGTTTGAACCGGTTGCCCACCAATCTTTTTGCTGTCTAGTAGTGAACATTAAGCCGTGTCTGTGTCCATGAGTCGGGCGCGTGCTCATAGCCAATGCACTGCGATGAACTTGCATTATTTCCCACTCATCATCTTTCAGCGCATCTTCGTTGAGGTCTTTTGCCTCATTGAGATAGCTATCACGATAAGCCTTGTTAATCTCAGTCCTTGCTATTCGCTCAGCCCTGCCCATGCCAATTCCAAGGCGATTATTTATCATGCCTTTTAAATCACGGATACCAACGCCACGCGCCATCCCTTCGGCAAGTGTTACCCGTAACTGTGCTGTCATATCGTTAGTCAAGCCTTTCATTGACTCAAATGTGCGACCATGAACCAATCGTAAGCGGTCTAGGTATGCAGGTTGTTGTAGTTGTTGCTCAGCGCTAAGAATAGCTAGCGATGCTTCCGCGCTTGTGCCTGCCGTTATGCGCAATGCTGAATCGAAACTATCAGTTAAGCCATCTTTACTAGCTTCGTTTAGATTTGGATTAAGGAAAAAGCGAGTAGCCCAAAATTCTGAGCCGCTAAGAATATCACCAACTAAAATGCGGTGAATGGCCGCCATTGTCGCATCCATCATCGACGCTGTAACTTGGTAGTCATATCGGGCGGCATTGCTGAATAACTTCATTTCATTAACAAGTAGTCTCATTGGCAATTCATCAAAATCAGCATTTGCCATCAAGTATCTTGCATCGGCTTTATTGCGAGCTAACGTAGCGGTGCGCTTTTCTTTCTTGGTTACCTTTGGTGCTTCATCTGCCGGCACGTCCAATTTTATACGGGGGATTCGCTCAATAATTTCATTGATGCGAAACGCCGCACGCTGCCATCGGTTTTTGTTATCGGCAAAGGCCAAAGACACATTCAAGTGTTGCCCTGTCGGGTGGCTGTGCGAGCCTGCTTTGATTGGGTTCATTTGCTAATGCTCAATAAGTAAAACTAGAATAATACAGCTAGTTATCACTGACTCAAGGGTCAAGGTGCCCTTTCTTTGCGCCACTTGAGTGATAGTGTTGGCGAGTTGAGCCACTGCGATACCTGTTATAAAGTAATCCATAAATCCACCTATTTAATTGTCAGCTTGAACGATACGACCATCAACAACTCGAACTTTTACCGTTATAATGTCGGCTTTTAGAGTTGGATGTGAAACAACGACCCCTTCAGCATTGTGCGCAAACGCTTCAACACCATCTTTTTTTAATGACGCGTTAGCCATTGCAATTCCTTTGTTTATTTCTTTTGTTATATCGCCAATCATAAATCCACCTATTCAATTAAAAGATAAACAAAACACTATACCTTCCTTGGCCTAGTGTCAATTAATTAAACAATACAAATAACAATATAGGCACGCATATCATCGAGCCAATTACCAGTCCAGCTAATTTACCTCTTGACCTGCCTAGGTCGTAATTCATTATTATTTCTTTTGGCGATTTTAGTGGTTGGTAGCCGTTGCCGTCCCTGCCGTTATAGTTATTTTTCATTATCAAATCCTTTGCCATCATCTTCACCACCAGTATCAAGCAGCACAACGTTTTTAACCTCTTCGCCTGCATCGGTTTGCATGCTATCAGTAGAGTAAACAGGTAGCATTCTAGCGTTAACGCAATTAAGGTTTGATTCTGTTTTTATCTTAGTTAATGTAGCTTGCTGTTCCGCTGTCGATCCATTCAAGTCACGCCAAACAATGTTGATTTTATCGGTAGGTGCGGGAAAGTTGAATTTAAGAGTCCAATCTTTAAGTAAGCCGGTTATAATTTTATTAGCCACTTGCTCTTGACGGTCCATTATTACACGGTTCCAAGTGCCTATATCCTCACCACTTGCGCGCTCACCTGTTTGGTGCCCGACTAATATGGTCATAGGCTTGCTGTGATGCGCCGCACATTCATTAACGGCAATTGTCCATGCGTGAGTAGGGTCGTTTAATGTTGTTTGTAGCATTGAGATAGTGCCGCCTTGGAGCATCATCGAGCGACTATTCTCATTGTCAAAGTCTTCCATTTCCTCATCGATAGCATCGGCGTCTGCTTGTGCCGCTTCCCCGTTGAAGTGGACAGCGTACTTATTAGATGCATTCTGAAAGAACCCTTCCGCGCCACTCATGCGAACTTTTGCGCAATCCATAAGCGCTTCAAAACAACCTTCATTGCATGGTACGCCATACATTGAACCATCTAACGCACCTTCACCGAATGGGAATACACGGCTTGCATGCACTTGATAACTTGAGTTTTCCCACTCGTTAGTTGAGCCCGCAACGTTAGTATAAATATTGTAGATTAGCGGGTTGCCGTAGTTGATGTTTGATGGGTTTTGAATGGCCGATTCTACGCGCAATTGAGCCTCATGAAATACGGTTAACTTAACCAGGTAATCCATTTGTGGCAAAGTAGTTAGCTCAATATCTGCTTTGGCGTTATCGCTCTCACTCGTTACATACATCATTGCACCATAACGCATAGGGCGCTGCGCTTTATCTAGCCCCTTTAGGCGTTCGAATACTTCAAGGCGTTCAAAGTGTTCATCTACTGCTTTTTCAAATTCGGTAGGGTTGTCTTTGCGGCGCTTTGCGTCTTCTTCACCATCATAAATAACGGGTGCAACTCGCCATGTGTCATTCACGATAGCAAATGCTAGGTTACTGCCCAAGCCGTTACGGTAGGCCATGTCGTAGTGTTGACGTAGGCTGATTACGTCGGGGTATCCTGCTTGCTCTGCAATGCTTCGTTTATGGTCAGCTCGTAGTGACCGCCCTCGATAACGCTCACCCTGCGTGCGAATGCCTGCATGGCCTAATTCTGTTCGGTCGAATGAATTACGGCCACATCGGTTTAGTATCATTTGAATTTGTGACATAAAAAAACCCTATAATGTGTATAGGGTTCATTGTATATTATTTAATTGATTTGTTTAAATGCGGTTAATTACCCACATAATACTGCGTGATTATCGCTATTTCTGTATTTCACTCTCTTTTTCTTTAGTCTTCTGGCGTTTATTCTCGCTTTTTTCTTGTGCTTATCTATCGCTAACTGCTTATCGTCAAATTCTTTATTTGTTTTATTCATGATTTTTTCCATTTATTAAGCTTTCAGTATTATTCGGCCTTTCCATTTTTTCTCTCTCAATACGCTCTCGTCGCCTGTCTTTATCAGCCCAATACAGCCTAACGCCCCTATCAACAATCAAGACAGCAACACCGCATGCTGATATCAACTGGAACGTGCCAACGTCCATGAACACGCCCATCTTGGTAGCTGCTTCACTTGCGGGTATTGCTACGATTGAGCCTTTCCCTGTCGCGTCGATTACTTTCTCTAACATCGGATATCAACCTCATTGTTTTTAGCAGCACCTTCACCCCAATTATTGCAATAAGCGCTATAAGTCCAATTTCTATCATTCCATGCAGCCCATATTGTTGCAGCATTTAAAGCTAAGATTGCAAAGGGAAACGCTGCAGATACAACTGTCGCATAACCTTCGGCAAAGTAACAATCAACAACGGATATGGACATAAACACGCAAGCTAGCCCTGTTACTATTTGGCTTGATACCATTTTTAGTTTGCACATAACAATCCACCAACCAAACACAACCAAGAATAGACCGACATAATAAACGTATGTTGGCGCTTGATGTTGCATAAACGCAAAAGAGGCATCACTAAGCAGGTCAACAGCTACGGCTATACATAGGGCTAATACAGCTCCCTGTTTGCGCCGTAATAGTATCGCTGCAATTATAAATATAATCGATACCATGGCTATTGCTTCTTTAGTGGATTAGTTGCGAATGTTTTATCTTCATTCTCTGGTCGTTCTGGTCGCTCTGGTTGCTTGTCTGTAATGAACATAATTAGCCTTGTTTGTTGTTGGTGTGTCGCCCTATATTTATTTTATACCATAGAGCGATGATTGTGAAAAGTTACGGGTTATGACTGCTTACTGCATGGGTTAGCTCGATCTTTATAAGTTAGCCTCTCAACTGTGCAAATTGTGTCGTTGTGCCAACCTCCGTGTGGGACTATTAATATTTCCTCTATGGCAAACCCTTTTGTTTTTCCAATTCCTCCGCTGTTCCACCCGAACGTTATAACAATTCCATTTGTTTTAATTACTCGATGAATCTCCTTCTTTAGGTTGCCCCAGAAGCTAGACTGTGTTGTTTGCATGTTAACCGTCATGTCTAATGACTTGTAGCATTCACTAACCTGCCTTGGTGAGTATGGAGGATCGAACAAAACAAGATCCATAGAGTCATCAGGGAATTGCTTTAAAAACTCGATGGCATCCATGCAGTGTTCAGTGTTGTATTGCGGGTCTAAATCATTGCAGTGTTTTGCTATTCTGTTTTTATTGGCGAATGGGTCACAAGACTCTATATCCTCAACTGCGTATTTCATTACCAGCTCGTTTATTGGCTTTATTGAGAAGGTGTTTTTGCTTGGCATTGCCCATTTTCTTTGTATATTCATAATTAATAACCCTGTTTAGTTAAAAGACAACCTAACACTAAGCCCATTACCAAATAGTGTCAAGTTATTAATTTACCTTCTCCGCTCCCTGCGCTTAGATAGCACGCTGGTGATTGATGATTGCCCATTTAGTAACATATCTTGAACAGCGTCCATTAACGTATCGTATTGGTCATCATAACCACTCTCTTGATCCATTAGCACGCCAATAGTTACCGCATCAAGCTCACTAAGGAATGGCACTACCCAATCAGTAGAATATGCCGTTTCGCCACTAATCCAAACAGTATTAACAATCGGCACGCCATCGTCAGTGTATGTTGCAGGTAGGAAAATTTTGCCCATCTTCATGGTTGGCTGAGTGTTGCAGTGTCGAGCATACTTGTTTTCGCCTGTGCCGCGTTGCTGCGGGTGTAGTGGTATCTTGTTTTTAGTCTTAAGTGTTTGTATTAAGCCTTGCCCTGCTTGCTTATCCTCTACACTCATATAGCGCAATTTAAACGGCATTGTTTTAGGAATGGCGTTATTCCATTCCTTCCAAAGTGCTTCGGCTTGTAGTAGCAAGTCCAACGGGTCCCATTTACCGCGCTTAACAGCTACCACGTATAGATTGCCCTCGCTATCCTCTAACACTAGCGTAAACACCGTGTAGTCGTTTCTATCGGTTATTTTGCCTGAGTTAGTATCAACATAAACAGCACCGCCAACAATGTTAGCGGGTAGCTTGCTGAATCGCGGAAACCATGACGTTTCAATTAACCCCCCTGATTGGCTAACAGGATTTTGCATGTACTGCGACATAAACGTGTATTCGTCTTTGTCCCATAAATCCATTAGCTGGTCGATATCTTCCATCTCTGGCCAATATGACCAGTATTCAACACCACCACGGATGCGACTTTGTGAATCTTTAATAGACTTCCAACAATCAGCGGCCGTTTCTGGTGGCAATGTAGATAGAAAATCTTTAGTGATTAACGCCGGTACTATGATTGGTTTGAATTTAACACCCATCCCACCATCAAGGCAGTAACCTACGGGATCTTCTTTGTGCAACCTTTGCATGATTAAAAAGAATGGTGTTGAGTTAAGTTTTGATTTATCACCACGGCGAGATCGAACAGTATTGTTTAGCTTACGGTTTAGCGCCTCACGTTTAACTGCTGAGAACATATCTTCAGGTTTTGCGGGATCATCCATGCTTACTGACCCGCTAAAGCCCTCACCGAAGAATCCACCACGGCCACCTGTGATTTGCCCACCCATAGCGCGCGATACTGTCTCGCCCTTAACTTTGCCTTTACTGTCTATTATCTGCCACTCTTCCGCTTGGTTAACGCCAAATGTGCAAGGCCATAACTCTTGGTATTCTTTAGAGCCGATAATGTCCTTTGTGCGCCTGCTGTTACGTTTTACGAGTGAATCAGCGAAAGATAGGTTCATGTTGCGGAATTTCTTTAAGGTGCCATTGCTCACTAGCATGTTTGTATATGCTGGAAGGTGAACACTAAAGAACTCTGATTTTGTACCGCCAGGAGGAAAGCATATTGCAAGCGATTGTGATGCATTACCACCACGCACAACAGCATCAACCTCATTAGCTGCATAACGATGGTGCCAGTTGGTGATCAGTTCGTCACCTTGCATCAACTCGAACCAGATGCGAGTGAAGTTTAAAAAGGACTTCTCAGAACGGGTCTTTATTGCTAACCGTTCCTCGAAGTCCATATCTAACCATTCGCGGTCGTTGAATAGGCTCATCGCTGCTTATGGTTTACAAATAGTCTTGTGGGTGGAGGTGGTGGCGCCTTCCTGTTTATCCTGCTTTTTATTGTTTCGTCTAGCTGCTTGTTTATTTCTGCCTTGCGCGTCATCGATACTATAGTGTCAACATCACCAATCTCAACCCCGTCAACAAGCAGCACGCCTTTTACTGTTAGTTTTTCCATCAATCCAAATCCTTTAATTTATCTTGAGCATCTTTGTATTTGCCACTATCAAACGCTGGTGACATTGAACCGTCTTTGCTTGAATGGTCGATCTTAGAAACTGACTTGTCAAATCCACCCGTATAATCACCTAACGCTTTCCATGCGCTCACGCGGGCTGATTGACTTGAACCCTCACCATTGCATTGAGCCTCAGTTAAAAGCCCCTCTACAACGTCCTCTATTGTGCATAGTGCTTTCTCTTTGGCTTGCGCCATAAACGTTTCAATATATTCTTGAATGTTAGGTTTTGTTAGTAGCTTGGATGATGTGATTCTAGCTGACTTCTGCGCGTACCCTGCCAGTCTTGCGGCCTCTGCCCCATTGAACTTAGCAACGCCACAATAAGCCTCTACGAAAGACTTTTCTTTTTTGGTTAAGGCTTTTGTTTTAGCCATAAAAAACCCCATGTAATTAAAATAATTGTCATGGGGTAAGTGTATCTTGTTTAAATGGTTTACGCTAATTACAGCAAAGGGGCCCAAAGTTGCTTTAATTTCTCCAAGTGCTGCAGTGCCATCGCTTTAAATTTAATTGCTTCTTCTTCGTTTATGTCGTTAATGACGAAAGGTTTGAATATACCCTTTCTCTGTTGAATCATGAACACATAAGCGCTGTACCGCCCGTTTCCCTCTTCATGCTCTACAATGTCCCATCTGAAAATTAAGTTCATATCTATATCGCAATCGTGATAATCACCCAAGAAATCAGACATACTGTGATAATTCACATTCGGCTCGTTACTGTAAAAATTACCTTCGCTACAGTAATAAGGATGGTCCACGCTTAATTCTTTTAATGTTTTATTCATAAATCCCCACAAAATAATTTATCTTCTTTAGACTGCTTAATATCAGCAAGCCTATCACGTACATCACAAGCTTTTGCTGCCTGTTCGGTTTTAGATAAACCAACAAGGACCGGCGCAGTACTTGTTAAATCTGCTAATGCTTCGCGCTCTACTTTCCCTTTATTTATATTAACCTTTACGGCTTCATCAGTTTGGCAGTGGTCACAGCGGCGTGACTTTGATTTGTCATTGTGCCATTTTTTGAAGTCGCAAGGCTCTTTGCTTTGCATACAGCTTGGGCAGTATAGGTCCATTAGTTTAGCTCCTTAATGAACTGGTCAACAATATCCTTTGCGATAAACTCAGATGAGGCGCCGTAATTAGTATCGATACAATGTGCTATTTCTTCAATTAACTTTTGCTCATCGGTGCGTGTGTCTGGTTTCGATAGTTCACTAACAAACGGCCATAGCGGGCAACCTCCATTATGTTGCACAACGCAATCACCAACAAGGTTTGCATCTTTCATTGGCTGCATTCCAATGAAGTAACAAACGCCCCCGTTATAAACGCACTCATCACCATTTTTCCATTCAATAGGTTTAATCGTTGGCTCATCCGCAATAGCACCGAAAATGACTTTATCAATAACCGCGCCAAAGTTTTTTGCTGCCTCTTCGCTTGATGCCATTTCTTGCCGTGCAGGGTAATCGCTAACTTTGTAGCTTATTGACGCGGGAAGCGGGCCACCTTTTTCACGCAATTCTTTTTGCCCTAGTGCAAGCGCAACCGTAGCTATTTGACTATCCATAAACTCTTTCATTGCATTTGTGTTGTATGTAAGGCCGTTTAGGCTAGGATACGCCGCCGCAATTTCTTGGTAAGCTTCCTTTTCACTAACCTTTTCCTGTATGGCCTTTACAATGCCACTTAGATTAGCCCAAGGACTACGAGTTTTATCAAACAGGACGTGAAGCACTTCTTCTGTTGCGTCTTGCTCCATGTCTTTGTGGAAATCCTTGTATGCTTGGTAGTTGTATGGTCCACATGTAAAAGTATTATTTGCGGTTGCTTCAAGGTCGGTGACGCATTGGTTGAATTGTTCGATAGTGCTGTCAGGTATATCAATCTCACTGCACAAATTAAACTCCCAAATGCTCATGTCTGCCGCAAACCCGTCACCATGAGCTGCTAGTTCACTTCTAAGGTAATTAACCGCATCCATCACAGTTTTAGCGTGCTCAACTTCGCGTTTGACCGTGTAATACTTATCACCTTCTGCTGGGATGCGGTTGTATGAGTACCGAACAACAACCATGTTAGAGATTAGTTCAACCACTGCACAAACATCACCTTCTTGCCATTCAATCTCAATACTTGTTAGTTTTTTCATTGTATTTTCCTTTTCGTGTATTTCAATTGCTTTGTCGAGCATTTTGTTCCCGAAGTTTATCATTGAGTCTTGCGCTTTATCACACGCGTCATGCTCACTTTGCATTTTGATTAGCTCTTCGATATCTGGCTGCCATGTGTCAACTTGATATTGTGAATTTAGATCGGTCGAGTAAGATCCGACACCCTCACATGAATTATTACCCCCTGCCTCTCTCACCTCTTTGTTAAGTAGCGTAACTAGCACCGGCACATCATCACCACAAGGTTGTTCACCTGTATTTTTGCGAGGGGCGAATGATGTGATAATTCTATCTTCATTATAAAATTCATCTTCAGATATAGCGCTCGCATTATCACCCCCTGTTATCGTATATTCTCTTTCAGTGAAAATATATTTGTCACCCTCTACCAGCTTCAAACCCAAACTTAAAAAATAATCTAATCTTAACTTATCCATAATATTCACCTATTTAGTTTTAAAGATGCGGTCAAAGTCCGCTTGTGTTTGTTCGTCCACGTTAAACCCTCATAAACATATTGTGTAAATCTTGCGCTTCTGTCTTGACGATTAAGCCCGGTTGCTCAAGTCGCTTAATTATCATTGCTTTTGTTTCAGCCTCAATGAAAAATGATGCGACTTTCGTTTGCTTGTTTAGCGTCCTTGTCACTAATCCATCGTGAACCATTGTTGATATGCGAGCTGAGAAAGATGATTTAGACATTTTCGCATGTAAGTTTGTCACACTTGAAAATGTAAACTTTCTCCCTGTTGGAAGTGCTTTTACCACTTCCAGTTCTGGTACTGGTGGACGCATTAGTACAACCCCTTGCCGATTGTTTTACGTTGGATGCTGACGTAGCCATTCGTGTAGCTGGCCGTGTGATGTTGAGCTTTACGCCCTTGCACTTGGTAGTCACTACCATCAACTTTCACCATTACATTACCGAAGTAGCTATCAACAGTGAATTCACCATGTTTATGTGATTCGTGTTTTAGCCCTTGCTGTAATGCTACTTTGATTATTTTCTTGCGCAGTTCGTTGTTCATTTAAACCCCCGTTTGTTTATTTATAACTAAACAATAGCACAGTTAACCTTTATGTAAACTAATTAATCAAGTTAATTTCTTTTATTTGCTTATTGAACTCATCACGCATTAATTTCAACTCTTGGCCAGTCCATTTTTTAGGCTGTGTATTTGATGTGCAGTAGTCTATTATCTCATTAGCCTTTTTATCACCAAACCTTTCGTGCAGCCCTATCACATAGCCGCGAGTCGTTTTGTTGCCGCTGATGTTTCCAGATAAGGCCATGTTGCAATATCGATTGCATTGCAGGAAGGTATTCATTCTGTCATAGCGTAAATTACCTTGACTCCCCCTTGTTTTGAAGTGACCGCAGCACCAATCCATATTGCCTTTACCGCAACTTATGCAGGTAGGTTCAAGGCCGTTATCTTCAAACCATTTCTTTTCCTCAAGGACTCGCAACTTATTAAATACTATTTGAGTAAGTTTGTGCTGGTGCTTTACATCGTTTAACTTGAATTCAGCTTTGCGGGTGGAATCTTTCTTTTTAGTGGCCTTTTCCTGCTTGGCTAACTGTCGTTTTTTGGATGCGGTAGATAGCTTTATTCCATGCTGAGCGGCGTGCAGAGTATTGCAGAAGAAAGACATATTAACCATTACCCCCTTACTAACCTCAATGCTCTTTTTGCAGAATTTACAGGGTTTAGTTTTCATCTCATCGCCTTGTAT